TGCGCGAGGGGTCGAACTTGCAGGTGATCATTGCGTGCGCTCCAGCACCAGGTCAACAAAGCGGCGGCGGCCAACGTCGGGTTGCACGCTGACGATGGCCCAGGGCTGGCTGCCGACCAGCACGCGCATGTCGGGGGCGAGGTCGTCGCGCCAGCGCAGGCGGCATGATGCACGCGACGTGGCGGTGGTCGCGTCGGCGCGGATGGCTTCGAGGCCCTGCAGGACGCGGAAGTCGGCCCAGGTGGTGGCCACGTCGGCCCAGCCGTCGATGGGCTGGCCGGCGGGGTCTTGCATGCCGGCGGGGCGCTGGATGCGGACGCGGGTGCGCAGCTGCTGGGCGTGCATGGCTAGAAGCTTTCCCGGCGCGCGGGGCGCCAGATATCAAGCACGGACTGGCGCACGCGGGTGCGGTCGAGCGGGTCGCCGTCAAAGTCCTGCTGCACGAGCAGGATGATGCCGTTGGCGCCTGCGTCGGTGAGGCTGGCAAGGGCGGCGGTGTCGGAGCCGGCGTCGATGTAGTCGATGTATTCCTGCGTGGCGGCGTTGATGAGGTCGGTGATGAGGGTGTCGCTGGCCGCGTCGGGGTCGCGCAGTTGCGCGCGCGCCCAGGCGAGCAGGCGGCTCGTCAGGGCGGGGTCGGCGGCGGCCATGGCGGCTTACTCGGCTTGCAGGGTTTGCGCGTAGGCGACGGCCTCGGGCGAGGTGTCGAGGTCGGCGCTTTGGGTGCCGGCGGGGACTTCGACGACGTCGTTGGCGCGGCCCCATTCGCACTGGGTGAGCACGCGCGCCTTGATGGTGGCGCCATCTGCCGGTGCGGGGTTGTCTGCCGGTGCGGGGTTGTCTGCCGGTGCGGGGTTGTCTGCCGGTGCGGAGTTGTCTGCCGGCGGGGTGTTGTCTTCGGGCTTCTTGCTTGCCATGGCTGTGATCCTGGTGGGGTAAATGAAAACGGGCGCCACGCGGGCGCCCGTTGCGGGTATTGCGCTATGTTTTAAGTAGCGCTGTTCTGGTACAGCTTGACGCTATTGACGTCGAGCAGGTTGCCGCCGGTGCGGGCCCAGGCGAGGTAGCCGACTTGGCCCAGCTTCATGTAGGCGCTGTCGTCGAAGCGGAAGATGGTGACGTCCATGGCGTCACGAATCATGTACTTCTGGAAGTTGCCGAAAGCAATGCTCTTGGCGTTGGCGGCCATGCTGGGCATGTCGTTGTTGAGGTAGACCGGGAAGCCGAGCAGGCGATCGGGCGTGGCGGTGGTAAGGCCCTCGTCGTAGCTGGGCATCCACAGCGGGCGGCCCGATGTGTCCTTGAGCTTGCGCACGACGCGGCGGGTGGCCTGGCTGAACATCCAGCCGGGTTCGGCACCGTTCAGCTGCGGGCTGGTGGTGGGCACGGGCAGGTAGGCGACGTCGAGGCTGTCGACGAGGTCCACCAGGTCGTCATAACCCACGGTGGTGGTGCTGCCGGTGGCGCCGACTTTGCCGACGCCGGCGGCGGTGACCAGGCCCATGGGCTGGCCGCTGCCGGTGCCGGTGGTGTAGCCTTGGTTGCTGATGCGGCCGATGCGGTCGGCCAGGCGTTTGAAGACCATGGCCTGGATGTCGATCTGGCTGTCTTGCAGCAGTTCGATGGGGACGGCGACGACTTTGGAGCCGGCCTTGAACACGTTGAGCGCGATGGTGCCGAACACGGGGTCGGCGGCGTTGGCGGTGGTGTTCTGGGGCACCCATTCTCCCAGCTCGGATGTGCCGTCGCTGGTGGGGTAGCTGAGGTCGTTGCCTTTCTCGGTGGTGATCTGGCTGGCGACGGCGCGCATGAAGGCGTAGCTCTTCAAGTAGTCGATGAGCTGGGTGGCGACTTCGGTCTGGACGGTGAAGCCGCCCTGGCTGCCGGTGGTGGTGCTCATGGTGTTGCGCACGGCCTGCATTTCGTCCACGGTCATCTGGCTGAAGGACTTGCGCAGGAAGGTGTCGAAGGCTTGGGCAGCGGGGGTTTTCTTGCCCTTGTCCTTGGGGTCGCGGCGGAACTGATCGGCGTCGGCGAAGTTGTCTTCGCGGTCGGCGGCGATCATCTTCTCGTGCGCGGCGATCTGGCGCTGCAGGCGCTCGGATTCGTCCATGTCGGCGTCGAAGGCGGCCTGGTCTTCGGGGGACCAGGTTTGCGAGCCTTTGTCGGCGAGCAGGGCGTTGGCTTTTTGGTTGACGGCTGCGAGGCGTTCCCGCAGGGCTTGGATGCTGCTCATGGTGGTCCTTTCGATGTGAGCAATAAAAAAGCCGCCCGGTGGGCGGCTGGTGCTGGCGCGGGACGCGTCAGATTCGGGTGGTGTTTTCGAGCAGGCGCAGGCGGGCGCGGTTGTGGGCGAGCTGGGCGGCGATGCGGCCGTCTTCAGCCGCGGGCGCGGGCTGGGCGCGGGCGGCTGGCATGGCGGGGGCGTGGTCGTAGGCGGCGAGGTTCCAGCGATCGGCGGCGGCTTCCTGGCCTTGGGCGGCGGGGTCGACGGCGTCGACGTAGCCGGCGTCGAGCGCTTCTTGGGCGGTGTACCAGGTTTCGGCCTGCATGGCGGCGGCAATGTCGGCCAGCGGCTGGGCGGTGCGCTGGGCGTAGGTGGCGGCGATGGTGCCGTCGATTTTGTCGAGCAAATCAGCGGTGGCGCGCAGGTCGCCTTTGTTGCCGAGGGCCAAGGTCCAGCTGTTGTGGATCATGAACATGCCGCCGTCGGTGATGCGGACGTCTTTGCCGGCGAGGGCGACGTAGGTGGCGGCGCTGGCGGCCAGGCCGTCGATGTGGCAAGTGACGGGGTGCGGGTGGGCGGCAATGGCGGCGGCCATGGCGCGGGCTTCGAACACGTCACCGCCGGGGGAGTTGATGTGCAGGTGCACGGGCTGCTCGCCTGCAGCCGTTAGGGCGGTGACGAGTTGGGCGGCGCTGGCGCCCCACCAGGCGCTGATGACGTCGTACAGGTAGATGTGGGCGCCGTCTTGCGTGACTTCGGCGCGCAGGCGGGGGGCGGCTTCGCCCTGCCCGGCGTCGGCGCGGGCGTTGTCCTTAAGCAGCTGCAGGAGCTTGTTGATTTTCATGGGGCTGTCCTTTGCCGGGGAGGGGGTAGAAGATGTCGTTGCCGTTGGGCAGGGGCGGCAGGTTCTTGGCGCGGCGGATTTCGTTGACGGTCATCCAGCCGGGGCCGGCGCCGGGGCCACCAAGGCTGGCTTTGAAGTAGTCGGCCTGGGCCTTGCTGTCGCCGGCCAGGAGTTCGTCGAGGTCGAATTCGCAGAAGGTGCCGGCGCGGCGGTAGAGCTTGCGGTTGAGTTCTTCGGCCCAGCGGGTGGTGTGGGCCTTGATGGTGTATTTGACAAAGCCGATGGTGATTTGCTCGATGCCGGTGCCCCAGCTGCTGGTTTTCTCGTTCTCGCCGATGAGGATGGGGGGCACGCCCATGGCCTGGCAGATGTCTTCGCGCTCGAAGCGGCGGGATTCGAGCAGCTGCATGTCGACCGGGCTGATGGAGAGGGTTTCGGCCTTGGCGCCGTCGGTGAGGACGAGCGGCAGCTTGCGGCCCTGGCCGCCGCCATAGGTGGCGACGAAGCTGTCGCGCAGGGCCTGTTTCTTTTCGGCCGCGAGGGACTTGTCGCCATAGCTGATGGCGATTTGGGGCATGGCGCCTTCGCCGATGCTGCGGCCGGTGTAGTCGGCGGCAGCGAGGCTGTTGCCGATGCCGTTGCGGGCGGCGGTCTGGATCATGCTGAGGCTGCGCAGGCCGTCGAATCCGAAGCCAGCGAAGTGGAGCATGTCGTCCTGGTGGACGGTGTAGACGCCGCCATCGGCGTCGGTGCAGTCGTAAACGAGGATGGGTCCGTCTGCGGTGGCCACGTGGCGCGGGGTGACGCGGTCGGGGTGGTGCACGCGCAGGCGCTTGATGGCGCCGCCGGCACCGGGGCGCCGGTCGCGGACGATTTCGGTGTGCTGGTCACCACGCAGGGCAACGCAGCGGATGATCCATTCCTTCCAACTGGCAGCGGTCCAGGTGAATTCGGGGGATTCGTTGAGGAGCCACCAGAGGTTGTTGCGGGCGACGTTGTCGCGGTTGCCCTCGACGTCGAGCCGGTACTGCTCGATGGGCAGCTGCATGATGGCGCCGGCGAGCTTTGTGAGGCAGGCGTAGACGGTGCTGACTTGCAGCGCCGTTTTGTCGGTGACGTACTGGCCGCTGAGGCTGGGGACGGCGGCGAAGAGGTCGGCCATGCTGGCGCTGTCGCCACTGCTGACGGCGAGGTTAGCCGGGGCGCGCTCTGGCGCGGGCAGCGTGGGGCCCGGCTGGAGGCCGGCACGCTGGACGCTGCCGGGGCGGCCGGCCAGCCAGTGGGTGAGTACGGCGCTGGTCATGCTGTGTTGAGGTCGTAGAAGCCGACTTCGACGGCGCCTTGGGCCTGCGGGTTGAGCGACAGCAGGGTGATGGCGTTGAACAGGGCCATGAGCGGGTCGATCTTGGCGAGGCCGGAGACCTGCTTGTTGATGTTGATGGCGTTGCCCATGGGGACGGTGCGGGCGTTGCTGACACACCAATTCATGAGGGGTTGGATGGCGTGCAAGAGGGTGCCGCCAGCCAATGCGCGTTCGGTAGTTTTGATGGCGCCGGTAAGCTTCCAGCCCTGACTGATGCCGATGAGGCGGTCTTCGGGGACGCCGGCTTGCTGGATGGCTTGCTCAATGGCGCCGATGCCGTTCTGGTCGCAGCCGATGCGGTCGAGAAGGCCGCTTTCGTAGACGCGCAGGCAGAGCTGGGCGACGTGGTCGACGTCGTCGCCGATGCGGTTGACGATGGTGAGGTCGCCGTCGCGCTGGAAGTCGAGGAAGCGGGGTGCTTCGGATTTGCGGCGCGCCAGCACACTGGGGTGTGCCCAGGCGTGGCACCAGCTGAGCCAGCGGCCGGTGTCGCGTTCGCGGCCGGCGGCGGCGAGGCCGAGCAGGTCGTCAAGGCCGCCACCGTCGATGCCCATGGTGATGACTTCGCAGCGGGCGATGAGTTCGTCGAGGGTGAGGGGTTGGCCAGAGTCTTCCCAGAAGTCGGCGCCGGCCCAGCGGTCAGAGCGCAGGTTGAGGCCGATTTCGACGTTGAGGTGCTTGGCCAGGAAGCGCTGGAAGGCGCCGTCTTGTTCGCTGGTCTTGGCGAGCTGGTCGGTGAGCCATTCGGCGCTGACGGAGCGGCCGAGGTTGGGGTTGGTGATGCGGAAGTTGGCGGGGTCGAGGTAGGCCTTGGATTCCAGCATGTCGGGCGGGAATTCGTAGAGGATGCCGAGGCTCTTGGGGTCGTTGATCTTGCCGTCGCGGACGGCGCGGTAGTAGTCGAGCTTGGCCTTGAACACGCCGGCGGGCGGCTCGTCGCTTTGGGTGCTGAGGTAGATGACCCAGCCTTCTTCGCGGGAGGCTTGGCCGCCAGTGGCTTCCATGAACATGGCGTCGGCGTTGGCGCGCTTGCCGAAGACCCAATGTTCGTCAACCAGGATACGGCCGGACTTCTTGCCGGAGACGGTCTCGGTGTCGGCGGCTACCACCTTGAGGCTGGTGTTGATTTCAGGGTCGACGTGTTCGATGGTGCGGATGTGGTCCTTGACGTCGTAGATGACGCTGAGACGTGGGTCGAGCCGGATCATGCCGGCGGCGGGTTTGAAGCTGTTGTCGGCCACTTCCTTGGTGGGCGCGAGGATCAGCAGCTCTTCGTTGTAGCGGGTGCAGATGGCGAGCGCGGTGACCATGATGCCGGCGGCAATGGTGCTCTTGGCGTTTTTCTTGCTGATGAGCAGGTAGAACTCGCGGATCAGCTGGCGGCCGGCGTCGGCGTCGTAGGCGCCGAAGATGGCGCGCACGAAGTCGAGCACCCAGTCGTCGCAGCACTCGCCGAAGGTGGGTTGACCGGGCAGGTCCACGACGCGCAGGCTCTTGAAGATGGCGAGGGCATGATCGGCCTGGACGGCAAAGATGGGCTGAGGAATGATGGATTCGCCACGGCGCAGGCGGTCGGCCCAGTCGGGGCAGGCAGTGGTCCAGGTGGCGGTCATTGCAGGTGGCTGGCCGAGGTGGGCGGCGCGAACAGGCCGTCGAGCATGAGCTGGCGGGCGGCATCGAGGCGCGAGCCTTTCTTGCCTTTGTCGCCCGGCTTGGCGTGCGCGAAGGGCATCAGGGCCTTGCCGGCATCGACGCGGAGCTTCAGGTCGACGTTGGGTGAGTTCATGACGCGCTTGAGGAATTCCTGCGGGTCGTCGTACTCGTGCGCCAGGTCGACCAGCGTGGACGCTTTGGGCGGGCGCCCAGCACCGGGCCGGGCACCTCCGCTGCGTCCTGCCTTGCCTGCCATTTCGATATACCTTTGATAGCTAACTTCTATGATCCAGCCTAGTCAGGATGGCCATTTGATTAATCCTGTACGCCCGTTTTTTCTGCGCGTGAGGGACCGGTCGGTTTCCGGGGCGCGGGGGTGGTCAACTTTTGACCCGCCCCCACCTGGCTGCCTGCTCGGCTGCCGACTTGGTTTCGTGGCAGCCGCGGCCCGATTGGCGCGTGCACAGCACCTGCAGGTTCGACGGGGCCAGTGGATCACCGCCCTGCTCCAGCGGAACGATGTGATCGACGTGGTGGTGCAGGCTGATGGCGCCGCATGACGCGCATCGGTACTCGCCCGCCAGCAATTCGCGCGCCCGCGTGCGCATCCACTTGCGCCCGCTCGGGCGTGGCGTGGTGCCCGCCTTTTCTTGCAGCACCGGCAACCGGCCGGTGCCCAATGTGGGCAGGCTGCGCTTGAGGGTTTGCATCACCAGAAAAAGGTGAAGCCCGGACAACAGGAAGGGGGGACTGTTGCCGGGCTTCGGGGTGGGCCGCCGTGTGCCGGAGGGGGTGACACACGTTCGCTGCAGCTTGCCTGAAATATGCCACCAAAGTCTATGTAGTAGAACCCCCTCGCACGCCCGCGTGCACCGCCTGGCGCGCCGCCCGCTGGCGTTCGTCGCGCGCGCGAAACCACCCGGCCAGCGCGTGGTCAGCCTGTTCCAGTTGCGCCTTGATGGTCGATTCGGCCTTGACCAACTGGCGCGCCACGCGCTTGATGTCCCAGCCGTCCAGGTACACGTGCACCAGCGTCAGGTACAGGTGCGGCTTGTCCCAGCGCAACGCCTGCACCGCATCGTCGGTGATGCTGGCATCCACGTCGTCGATCGGCACCACCGCCTCGGCGCGCGTGCCCTTGCCGGCCAGCCGGGTGAACACCGACTGGCGCGGATAGCCCTGCGCCCCCGCCACCCGCTTGGCCGACCAGCGCGCCCAGTTGTCCAGCCGGTCCTTGACCCACTCAATCCGCGCCATGCGCTGCTCCTTCGGCCAGCGGCCACAGCGTGAAGAACCCGACGCCGAACTGCGTGCCCAGCGCCATCAGCCCGTCGACATCAGCGCCCAGGTGGTCGAACGGCGCGCCCACCACATGCCCGGCCTCGATGGCGTAGAAGCAGTTGCGCTGCCCCGCCAGTGCGCGCCGCACCAGCGCAAACGCTGAGTTGCCCCGCACCCGCGCCTGCGCCTGAATGTCGGCGTACGTCAGGGGCATGCGACCCTTGATCAGCGCCAGTCCTTCATTCACGTCCATGGCGAGCCTCCGCTTTCGATGGGTTGGACGGGGGGTTGGACGGCTGCAACCCGCGCCAATGCTTGATCCGTCCACATGTCCATATGTCCATTGATGTGTGTGCATGCTGCGCGCCCGCGTGCGCGCGCGCAGACACGCGCCCGCCTGCACGCGCGCACATGTGAGAGATTCGCGGCTAAGGGCTGGACGGCTGGACGGATGGCAGATTCCCCTTGTGTGACAACACCTTGCGCCGTCCAACCCCCGTTGGACAAGGTTGGACGAGGCTGGACGGCGGGGGCGTCAGGACCGGCACCAGGCCGGGGCGAGACCCATCCGCACAGCGGCCAGCCGCGGCGCAAGGCGAACCCATGAAGTCAGGCTCAGGCATCGCCCTCGCCCGCGTGAAACGCCATCGCCCGCTGTCCGGCCTTAGAACGGCTCATCGTCAGCTCCGATGGGTTGAACATCGCGGCGCTCGGCCGCCTCATCCCCCGCAGGCTTTACCGCGCGCGAATAACCGCGCTTGCGCGCGCCGCTCGTTTCCCTGAACTTCGTGAAGCCCAGCGCCTTCATGCAGTTTGACACCCGGGTTTCCATCAGCTTGTTGCCGTCGATCCGGTCGGGCTTGATCTGCAGCGCGTAGTCGAACAGCTCGCGCGTGCTGAAGAATTCCCGCTTTGCCGGCACCGGATCACTGGCGTGGTCGGTGCGGTGGTTGCGGTCGGCGTTCACGTAGTCGGCCAGGATGTCCTCCCACACGTCCGTCTGCTTGAACCGCTCTTGCGCAGGGATGATCAACGTGCGCTCTTCGTCCGGCGTAGGCCAGGTGCGGCGGCGCTCTGGCTCCGTCGACTGCAGCGCGTGCAGCGCCTCGGCAAACAGCTGCAGGCGCATTGCCTGCAGCAGATCAATGTTGATGTCACCCACCTCCAACGGCCAGAAGCGCCGGTCGCCCGTCACATCGCGCAAAAAGGTGTCGGCGTTGGTCGTGCCGCCCACCACGGCGTGGCGCGGCCGCTTGACCATGCGCGCCCCATAGGGCGGCCTGAACAGGTCTTCGGACGACGACAGAAACTGCTTTGTCGCGTTCTGGTCCGCCTTGTTCATTGACTCCAGCTCGCTCGACTCGGCAATCCAGATCGACTGCATCGCCAGCATGCTGTCCTTGTCGCCCATGCGAATCGCGTTATCGGTGAACCACGGCCATGCCAGCGTGCGGAACACGGTCGACTTGCGGGCGCCCTGCGGCCCCTTCAGGATCAGCATGTAGTCGAACTTGCAACCCGGCCGCAGCGCGCGGTTCACCATGCCCATGATGAACAGCCGCCCCACCAGGCGGCTGTAGGGCGACTGCTCCACCCCCAACACATCGGCGGCCCAGTAGTCCAGGCGCTCGGTGCCATCCCAGGGCGTCGCCTTCACGGTATCGACCACCGGGTTGTAGCCCAGCTCGCGCGCCACCATCTGCACGCCGTCGCGCAGCGTCGTCTTGGCCTTCAGCAGCAGCCCATACGTGCGCGCCAGGTATTCGCCCAGCATCAGGTCGTCCTGGTCATCCCACTCGCCCGCCTCGCCGCCCCACGGCGCGCCCCGGCTACGCTCGATCAACTCAGTGAACTGGTTCAGCCGCACCAGCCCGCGCAACTCAGGGTCTTGCCGCAGGCAATACAGCACGTTCTCGCGGCAATCCTTGGGCGTGCCGCTGGCCGACAGGATCAGGCGCACGCGCCCATCATCCTCGCCGCTATTCCCCGCCGATGGCAACCGCCCACCCCCGCCCGAGCCATGCCCTGCGGCAGCCGGAACCGTCGCGCGCGGTGGGTTTGGCGCGCGCGACGGGCGCGGCGCCTTCCAGCCCGCGTCCTTGGCCCGCGCAAAGATCACGGCCACCGCGTCGCCGGGCGACTTGTCGGCGCTAAAGCTCTTCCAGTGGCCCTGCAGATCAGCCGTACCCTGGTACTTGGCGCTGCGCGCGCTCCAGGCCTCCCACAAACCAAAACCAAATTCGCCAAACGCCGCGCGCAGAGCCCACCCCACGCTGATCCAGTCGTTGTAGCCCAGGTCGGGCGAAATGGCCGACAGCGCACTTTCCACGCGGGCGCGCAACTCGGCATCCGTCTCGCTGCGCTGCGCTGGTGCCACTGCAAGCGGCGCAGCACGCGGCCTGCCCTTGGCCTCGTCAATCGTGCTGTGCAAGCGGCGCAGCACCTTTTCATCAATCGGCGCCACATCGGCCGGCGTGTCGGGCCAGCGCTGGCCCGTCACGATGAAGTACTGCCGCTCGCAAAACACTTCCAGCCCAATGTCGTTGGACTTGTTGGTGCGCGTGTGGCCCTGCACGTAAATGTGCACCCCGGTGCCGCTGACCGACCGCTCGGTAAAGCTGCCGGCCGCCGCGATGATGGACGCGCACCGCTCCGTGGCCTGCCCGGTGGCCGGGTCCACCGCGCCGTCAATATCGATGCCGATCAGCCCATCGCCCGGCAAAAAGGCGAAGCCCACGCCAGACCAGCCACCCCGCTCATACGCCCGGCGCGCCACATCCAGCGTGGCCAGGCGCTCGCGGTCGCGGTCACTGCCTTGGTCGCCCGTGCGGCGCCCGCCCGACACGTAATACGGCATCTTGGCCGGCTTGGCCTGCCCGGCCTTGGCCTCGAACTTCCACAGCAGCCATTGCTGGCGCTGCGCCAGCGCGGCCGGAATATCGTCCCAGCGCGGCGGTGCCGGCTGGGGCAGCGCAGCGCCATCAGCCATGGCACCCCGCGCGACCGTTGATGCGCGCCCCGCGCGCCGCTGAAAACGTCAAAACCCTTCCCCCTCACCCAGCCGCATCACGCCCACAACCGCGCCAGCAGCGCCAGCGCGCTTGGCTCGGGGTGGGTGGGGGCGGCGTGCGCCGGCGTGGCCGGCTCGTACTCGTTGACCGGTCGGTTGCGGTAACCCACCCGGCGCGTGCGCACCGGGCGCAGCTGCCCGGCCCGGTGCATGTTTTGAATGGTGTGGCGCGCCTGCCGGGCATTCACCCCCGCGTGCTGGCGCAATTCAGCCGCCGTGGGCGCGCTGCCCTCGCCCAGCAGGGCGCAGGCCACAAACGCCAGGGCGCGGCGCGCCGGGTCAGCCGCGCGCATCGGCAGCCTCGCGTGGGCGCGGCGCGGCGTCGGGCGCCGCCGTGCGGTTGTACACAAACTGCGCCTGCACCAGCGCCCGCTGGCAGCGGCCCACCGCGCGCATGCGCGCCTCGTGCACCGGCGGGCAGTCGGTACACGGGCAGGCGTTGGGCTTGCCCTGGTACACCTGCAGCGACACCCACAGGTCAAAACCCCGCGCGCTGATAAAGCACGGCGGGTGCGTCAACTCGGGCGGCGCCGCCGGGTCGGCGGCGGCGGTGGCGACGGAAGACGTCAAGCCGCCTCCTTCAGCGCCGGCAACACTTTGGCCAGCTCGCCCAGCAGCGCCTCGGCCCGCGTTGCCAGCCGCGCCTTGCGGCTGCTGTCGCTGTCCATGTACTTGGCCGCCAGATAGGCCGCCACGCGCGGCGCCTCGCCCGTGCTGCGCAACCACGCCTCGAAGTCGTCCAGGTTGAAGCGCTGCGTGTCGCCCTCGGTCGGGTTGAGCTTGCGCGTCAGCGTGCTGGGCGCCAGGTCCATGTCGGCCGCCTGCACCTTGACGGGCTTGGCCGTGTCCAGCGCCAGATAGGCCACATACTCGCGCAGGGTGCCCCAGCGTTCGGGCAGCGCGGGCTCAAAGTCCAAGGTGAACTGCGACATGGTCAGGTCCTAGCAACTCGAATTGCCGTCTGTTGCCGTCTCCGGCGCGGGCAAAAAAAAGAGACTGGCGGCATGCACTGCAATACGCCCCAGCTCATCAAAGAAAGGCCCGCCGGCGCCCTGCCCGTTCGCTTGGGCAGAGGAGGAGACAACCCCAGGCAGGGCGCCACCGCGATCGGTCGCGGCCACGTGGCGGAAAGTGGCGAAAAGGGCGCCCGCCCGCAGACGCAGCACAATCGCTGTTTCCAAGAGCTTTGCCGTGAAAGGGGCGGGCATGAAACGGGACATGGACCTGATCAGGCGCATAGCCATCGAAACCGAGGCCATGCCGGCCCGGCACGGCTTGATCAG